TGGAATTTTTAATGTACTTTTGGTTATATTATTAATACTGATTTTGTTTTGTAAATATTTATTAATATTTTGCATTTTTCATTACTCTTTTTAAAATGTGATGTTATTATTCATGTGTACATGATAAATATTTTAGGCTTTTTTCTATTTCCTCAAGAAAAGATTAGCAGAGAATGAAAAACAGATAGTGGTGTTGAGCAGCATACACTATCTGTTTTTCTTTTTGTATTTGTTATGTGCGTGGTGGGGCGATAGTTCCCACATCTCATCAGGATTTACATCCCTACTCTTGACATTTTCATGCGCGATAGCCATCTTTCTATCCTCACGTACATAATCAGAATGCTTTCTTTCAGTCAATAGACCTATCCAGGTTGAGGTAAACACATACAACCCTACAGAAGCTATAAGCACTATGCATACTGGAGCACAATACTTAATCATGGCTTAACAGAACCTAATCTGTAAAAGTCTTTGTCACAACATTATCTCTTATAACGAGTGTTATAGCTAAGACCTAGTTAATAAGATGCTTAACACATTTGCTAAGCTACATTAATTTTAATCAAGTCATAGTTTACTTGTCAATTGCAAATTTTAACTTTTATTGATTAGTCATCTGATTTGATATCATTGAAATAGCAGATTTTTTAATCATATTTTCTCCTAATAAAAAAAAGGAAGCAGTGTCGTTTTCAAGACTGCTTCCTCAAAACTAATGTTTTTCCTTGCACCTGTAGCTTAACACAGATTAATAATAGATGTCAATTTTACAACAAATTATTCATCATATCTACAATGCTCTTGTCTTTTGTATCAAACCAGTGTGCATATGTATTATGCAATGTTTCAACTGTATCTCCTAAGCGTTTGGCTATGTCAAAATCTGAGAATCCAGCTCCTGCCATGTTATTAATTAGAAATGATGCGTGTGAATGTCTAAAATCATGAATTCTTATTTTAGGTAATCCATCATCTTTTTCTTTCGCCTTGTTATAAGCTTCATCAAATCTTCTTTGTACTGTCTGAGGTGATATTGGTTTATAGTATCCAAACACAAATTTATCTTTTGTGAAATCATCCCATTTAGAACATTCTAGAAACCATTCTCGAAGCATTTTAGACAATGTATTAGGCATTGTGATAGTTCTATAACTGTTGTTTGTTTTTGGCGGTGTAAGCCATTTATTAGGGTCTGTCTCTTTGTATCTATATGTTTTGTTGATGTCTATAGTTTGTTTTCTAAAATCAATATCATTCCATTGTAGGGCCATAGCTTCACCTTTTCGTAATCCCATATAGAATAAAACAGAATAAAAGCATTTCATCATTTTTTCATCTACTTCTTCAATAAACAAATCAAAATCATATTGCTGCCATATTGTCATTTCTTCTTTTCTTTCATTCAATCTAAGATCACGTTTTACATATGTCATTGGATTGGTTGGAATGTATTCAGAAGTAACACCAAATTTATATAGCTTATTTAAAAAGAAATATATTCTTGATACATATGCCTTTGAATATTTATCATCAAACTTGTTGATCATGTTTTGCATTTGCCTTTTATCTAGAAAATCAATATCTTTCATTTCCTTAGAAAGAACATTGTACAAATATTCATCTGATTTTAGTGTTGATTCTTTTACGTACTTTTTATTATATTCTTTAAAAGCTTTATATAGTCTGTCAAAATTCATGTCTGATGGAAGCATAAAGAAATCTTTTCTGAATTCAACCTCAGCTTTCTGTGCTTCCCATTTAGAATCAAAACCACGCTTACGATATCTCTTTATACATTTACCATCTTTATATATTTTTCCGGCAAACATATATTTCCCTGTTTTCCTATCTAGTTCTACTGCCATTTTTTGTGCCCTCTTATATGTCCATAATATGCAAAAAAGGGGTATAATTCAATATTTTAATGTCAAATTATACCCCAATATACCCCAAGGCAAATAAAAAAGCCTTTAAATAAAGGCTTAAATTTCAATGGAGCAGATGAGGGGAATTGAACCCCCGTATCAGCCTTGGCAAGGCTGTGTTCTACCATTGAACTACATCTGCATGAATGGCGGTCCAGATGGGACTCGAACCCACGATCTCCTCCGTGACAGGGAGGCATGTTAACCACTACACCACTGGACCAATTAACTTTCTAAAAATAAGATGGCGGAGAAGGAGAGATTTGAACTCTCGCGCCAGTTTCCCGACCTATACCCTTAGCAGGGGCACCTCTTCAGCCACTTGAGTACTTCTCCAAGAATATTTCCAGATACTTATTTTTTAGAACAACCTACGTTATCCGTAACGCCTGTTTATAATAACATGGATAAAAATTTATTGCAAGCAAATTTTTTAAAAAAATACAAAAAAATTTAGAGGTCAATTTTTGACCTCTAAACTCTTACTTTCCAAACAATGTTTTATTGTCTACTTCCGCTTTAAATTTAGCTAAAGCTTCATCTAATGATAATGTAACACTATCTTTTTTACCACTCTGACGAATTGTAATTGTGTTGTTTTCTTGTTCTCCATCACCAACTACAATTTGGTAAGTAACCTTTTTTAGCTGTGCCTCACGAACACGGTAACCCAATTTTTCATTACGAGAATCTACTGTTGCACGCATTCCTAATGCTGTTAATGCATCACATACTTTATTTGCGTATTCAACATGTTTTTCGTGATGTACTGGAATCACAACAAATTGACGTGGCGCTAACCATAATGGGAAGTGTCCACCAAAGTGTTCGATCAAAATACCAATGAAACGTTCAACTGATCCATAAACTACACGGTGTAACATAATTGGAGTTTTCTTTGTTCCATCTGCATCTACATATTTACATTCGAATCTTTCTGGCAAATTCATATCTAGCTGTACAGTACCACATTGCCATACACGTCCTAAGCTATCTTTGATATGGATATCCAATTTAGGTCCATAGAATGCACCATCTCCAGGATTCACTTTATATTCTTTACCTGCATGTACACAAGCTTGTGCCAATGCTTTTTCTGAAGCATCCCAAATTTCTTCTGAACCAATATATCCACTTTCTGGACGAGTTGATAATTCAATTTCATATGGTAAACCAAATACTGAATAGATACGATCTACCAATTGTAATACTTTTTTAACTTCTTCTTCCAATTGATCAGGAGTTACAAATAAGTGCGCATCATCTTGTGTAAATGTACGTACACGGAATAATCCATTCAATGCACCACTTGCTTCGTGACGGTGTACTTGTCCTAGTTCTCCTAAACGCAATGGTAAGTCTTTATATGAGTGTAAAGTTGAGTTATATACTAATAAAGCTCCTGGACAATTCATTGGTTTGATTGCGAATTCACGATCATCTACCATTGAAGTGTACATGTTATCTTTATAATGATCCCAGTGTCCACTCAATTCCCATAATTCTTTTGACATCATAATTGGAGTTTTAATGAATTGGTATCCTTCTTTTGTGTGTTCTTGATACCAGTATTGTTCCAAAATATTACGTAAAATCATTCCATCTGGCAAGAAGATTGGCATACCAGGCGCATATTCACTAATCGTAAACAATCCCATTTCTTTTCCTAACTTCTTGTGATCACGTTTTTTAGCTTCTTCTAAAGCTTCTAGATGTGCTTCCAACTCTTCTTTTGTGTCAAAGCAGATACCATAAACACGTTGAAGCATTTTATTGTTAGCGTCACCTTTCCAGTAAGCACCAGAATGTTTCAATAATTTAAAGTTTTTACACATCTTAACAGTTTCAACGTGAGGTCCACGACATAAGTCCACAAATTCACCTTGACGATAGATTGTAATATTTCCATCTTCTAATCCATTGATCAAATCGACTTTATAAGGATCATCCTTGAACATTTCTAAAGCATCTTCTTTAGAGATTTCTTCACGAACAATTCTCTTTCCGTCTTTGGCAATTTTCTTCATTTCTTTTTCGATTTTTGCCAAATCCTCTTCTTTTAATTTTACATCTCCTAAATCCATATCATAGTAGAAACCTTCAGAAATAACAGGTCCTACCCAGAATTTAGCATTTGGATATAAACGCTTAACAGCTTGAGCCATCATATGAGCACATGAGTGGTTCAACATAGATAAATGTTCATCTTCTAATACATTAACTAATTCCATTTTACTTTCCTCCATTTTTCCATATAAAAAGCGACAGCCATCAAAGGACGTCTGTCGCACGCGGTACCACCTTTGTTTATACAATTACTGTATACACCTCAAACCTTTTAACGCAAGAATTACGGCACACTTTTTCAAGGGCAATTCAAAGGGAGTAAATACATACATTCGCAAAGTGTTTTCACCAACCACACTCTCTCTACATTTGAATAGAATGTATTCATATCCTTATCACTATTGTTGCCTAGATTATAGACCGAAATACGAGGTGTGTCAAAAGAAAAACTCAAGAATTTTTAATGGCAATGTCCACCACAAGAATGGTTTTCACCAGATTCATGTTTTGTACAAGTAACATCGGTTGTGAATTCAAGTTTTCCACTTAAATATTTCTTAACAGCCTCATCCGCATTTCCGGTTACACCACCAAACGAATGGATTCCAAAACCAGCCAATGCATTTTTAGCACCTTGTCCAATACCACCACAAAGTACAATGTTTACATTTTGTTCTTTCAATGCATTTGAAACACCAACATGCCCATGCCCTTCGATTGTGATTACTTCACTCTTAATAATTTTATTATGATCTGTTTCATAGATTTTAAATTCTGAGCTATGCCCAAAATGTTGAAACACGGTAGTTCGACAGTTGTAAAATCGTAAATATTCCAAATGTCGCTTATGTAGCGCTTTTTTTATGTCAAATTTTCTT